GGGCCGCCACCAGATGGTCTCGATACTTATATCGACCCACGCAAAGTCCGCAGCCCTAACCCTGGCTACTGCTTCCTAAAAGCGGGATGGGTGAGGGCCGGGTACTCCCAGTCGCATAAATTACGGCTTGTTTTTGAGACCTAGTCCTGGAGGTTGTCATGGCTGATGGGAGAGAGAACCCCCAAGGAATACTTGCAAAGTCTTCGAGATTGAGAGGCCGATATGCCCTGGGTACGGCTTGAGGAAAACTTCCCGGACCACTACAAATTGGCGGAGCTGGGCGAAGACGCCCCGCTCTGTGGGTGGCTGTACATCTGCGGGCTGTGCTATTGCAACCGTCAGCTCACCGATGGGCTGGTCCCGAAGGCCCATGTTGTCAAATTAACTGGCCTTGCCAATGCTGATGTATTGGCCTCGATGCTGGTAGATGTCGGGCTGTGGGAGGATGCTGGTAATTACTATCGCATCCATGATTACCTGGACTATCAGCCGTCACGGGCGGAGGTCGAGGAGCAGCGGGAACAATTACTAGGTCGTCAAGTATTGGCTGGCAAAGCACGTGCTCGATCTGCCCAGAGGATCCATGGGAGATTTGCCCCTAATATACCAGCCGCTAACCAACCAGACCACCAACCAGACCACCAACCAGACCACCAACCACTTGCCAGCGGTATACCAGCTACACTCCCAATCAACGAGGTCATCAGCCAAACACCAGATGCACTAACTACACCCCCAGCCGATGAGGCCACCAGCCGAGTCAATACGACCACCAGCCACACACCAGCCGAAACACCAGCCGGAAACCAGCCGGAAACCAGCCCCGTACCCGTACCCGGGTTTACAGATGATGCTAGTTCGCTTCGCTCACTAGCATCATCTGGGCCGCCAACTAAAAAAACACGCATTCGCAAAACTTTTGAGTCACTCCCCGAACACTGGAAACCTTTCGAGGCTCTGCCAGGATACAAGGCTGGGGACCACTCCCATGCCATCGAGCGGATTGAGGGTGAGTGCGCCGCCGCCGGTGTTCCGGTTGATGAAATCATTATAGCTTTTGCTGATTATTACGGAAAGGAGAGGTACAGGTACAACTGGAAAGACCCAATGAAGGCATTTGCAAAGACCGTGGGAGTCCAGATCAGCAAATACCTGAATGGGTCTGGAGGTATGCCGGATGGAAAGCCTGCAAGCTATATTGACCCGTATGAAGCTGAAGCGGAACGCATCGCCACTCTCGATCGGCGACATGCCCCAGAGCGAGGCCCCTCCTGACTTGTGCCGAATTTGCCAAGGCTTTGGTTGGGTTTCCAGGCCGGTCCACTTGGGGCACCCTGATTTCGGCCAGGCGTTCCCCTGTGTGTGCCAACGGGATTCCTCCAGACAGGGGGATCATCTGAAACGGTACGCCAATTTACCCCATCCTGATGAGCCACGCACATTTGACAACTTCGAGCCACTGCCAGGGACCCAAACGATGCTAGAGGCGGCGCAGGAGTTTGCCAGTGGCAATGCATCCTACCGTTTGCTGACACTGGTGGGGCGTAACGGCTGCGGCAAAAGTCACCTGCTAGAAGCGATTGCCCGGGCATCCCTGACCCGGGGAGAGGTAGTGAAATACGAGTTTTGCCCAATGTTGCTTGATGTCCTGCGGAATAGCTACGACCCGGAGTCCGAGGCTAACTATGAACGGGTATATGGTCGGTACGACTCCGCAGACCTCTTGGTACTGGATGACTTGGGCGCAGGGCGGGTGACTCCCTGGGCAAGGGAGAAGTTGGAAATGCTAATTGACAACCGCTATAGCGGTCATGGGCGGCTGGCAATAGCTACGAATCTCCGCTTAGACCAGATGGCCCAGGCTCTGGGGCCTCGTATCACAGACAGGGTGTTTGATGGCCGGTCCGGCACGGTGCGAGTAGTAGTCAGCGCAGCGGCCAGTTACCGCACGGGGCAACGGTGGAATTAAGGGCTACTTCGCCGAAATGGAGGGGGAACAACTTGAGTACATCAGTAACCTCTAAACTCGTCTACCACATCAGCGGCTACCCCCAAAACCCCAACCAGAGAGATGGCCAGCCTATACTCTGCTGCAAATGCGGGGAGCCAATACATCACGGGAATAAACAGGCCCACACAATAGGTCTCCAGACATCCCCCACAACCACCATCGTCTGCTTCTATTGTTGGAGATGTTGCTCACTAAACTAGTCCAGGCCCAAGAATCGTTGCTGACATTGTTGGATGACTGTAAACAACTACCAACTAGAGAGGTAGCTTGGGAAATGAAACACCTTGTGACTAATTGGCCATAGCTAAAAGGGAGACACAGAGATAATGATGACGATAATAGAGAGAGAACCCCTCGGCCCAATAGTGCTATCTCTGACGATCCCTGGCTCGCCAGTGCCAATGGCCCGTCCCAGGCTCGCTGGTCGGCATAGCTATACCCCTGCTGCTAGCAAGGACTATCGGGACTTCGTGACTTTGAGCATCATCGGCCAGCGTGGGAACGAGCCTGCCCAAGGAAAGGCCTTCGCACTCCATGCTACATTCTACAGGTCCACCAAGATACGAGTGGACCTGGACAATCTCTTGAAAAATGTCCTAGATGCTTGCACTAACGCCCATGTCTGGAATGATGACTCTCAGGTCAGGGAAATAATAGCTAGGCTCGTCTTAGGCGCCCATGACCCACGGCTTGAAATGGTCATCTACAGGTTGTCTGACACCCTGTGAAAGGAATGTGAGAGATGAGCATACCCACGAAATCAACCGTCCCCGTTGGAGGGCACGAATGTATCTATATTGAGGATATAAGCGAGATTGGGTCTCTCTGGTTGTGCATATTCTGTGGGCGCTATAAAGATACGCCCAGCCCATTGCCATATATCTCAAATGATCTCCCCGTGATCCGTAGGCTGGCCATAATCGATGGAATCCATGACAAAAAGGGGGAGGCAATACATAAAATCATAATCCCAGTCACAGTGCATCGGCGGGGGCTGAGTACACCAAACAATCCCGATACAACACTGGTTGATGTGACCATTACATACAAGCAGGCTAACGAAAGACAGCAAAAATGGGGTGGCAAGGTCTCTGTCCTAGCTATTGATGGTGTAGAAGATGTAGTTTTTATGTTAGCCCAGGGACATAAAAAAAAGATGATATTGTGGCTCTTATACAAGGAGTTCTTGGCCGTGCTTGGGTTGTCTCACGGCCAAGTGGCGAAGGCAAGAAAAGCGTTCGGGATACAGTCTGACTATGACATATGAGTATATGAGTATCAAATTTTCATTTAGATACTGTCGTTGTCCGGTGGGGATGCCAGGTTGGTCTTCCTCCGGGGAGTATCCGGCCTGTAACGCCTCCGTGGTGGAGGCGTCTCCTCCAACAATGTACGCAGTCCTATAACTGCCACCTTGTTTACCCGGCTCTCACCATTGTGCCATCGCCGTACCGTATGCCAATGGGTCCCTGTTTTGTCTGCGATGGCTGCATAGGTCCACCCTGCCTTAGTCAAGCTCTCTATCAGTTGTTGTGCTTCCGTCATACTTTGTATTTTAAACTCCAATATACCAATTTGCAATGAACTATTGACAAGTAGCCTAAAATGGTATACCATATAGATATCAAGGAAATTACAAAAGGAGAAAGAAGATGAAGGACTTAATAGGGGTACTGACGCAGGGTACCATGCTGGCTGCTGTCAGCATGGTCTACAAGACCAACAGGTTCCCCTACCTGAAAGCCTTGGGACTTGATAGCAGTGAGGTGATCTCCGGCCATCTCCGAGAAACTCTCAAAAAGGAACTGCCGGCCTGCATGGCCGAGTGGCGGTCGGCAGTCGAAGCCAACCTCTCCGAAAGTTGGCTCCGAGAGTGTGTCAACCTCCAGTGCAATAAGATTGCACTGGAGGCGCTGAAAGAGGCTGAGGCTGAGGTTTAGGCTGGTTGGTTGGAGGGGATATCTGTGAAAGACTCTAAAATATCCTGGACCCAGAACACCTGGAACCCCGTAACGGGTTGCACCCAGATAAGTCCTGGGTGTGACCACTGCTATGCCAAGAACATAGCGGAGGCCAAGCGTGGGAGTCCAGCCTTCCCGGTTGGCTTTGACATCCAGTTGCGGCCCCATCACCTCCATGACCCGCTGAAATGGCGAGAGCCGAAGCGGGTCTTTGTCAATTCCATGTCCGATCTCTTCCACCGGGACATCCCGGTTGACTACCTGAAACAGGTCTGGGAGATAATGATCGAGGCCCCACAGCATATCTACCAGATTTTGACCAAGCGACCACACCGGGCCGCCCATTTGATTTCCCGGCTTGGTCTTCCCCTGCCCAGGCAGATATGGCTGGGGGTCTCGGTTGAGAACCAGACCTTCGCTAATAATCGGATTCCTGCCCTGCTTTCTATTCCTGCTGCTGTCCGGTTTTTATCATGCGAGCCGCTGTTGGGGCCGCTGGATTTGACACGCTACCTCCCAGGCATCCAGTGGGTCATTGATGGCGGAGAGTCGGGACCTGACCGGCGCCCAGCAGACTACGACTGGTTTCGCTCCATCCGTGACCAGGCTATAATGAGTGGAGTGCCCTATTATCACAAACAGGGCAACTCTAGGTACTCCGATTCCGACAAAGTGCTGGATGGAGTAATCTGGCATCAATATCCAGAGGGATATGGTATCGAAGACGGGAAAGCAGCATGTAGAGCTGCACCGGAAGGTGTGGCTACGCAACTCACTCTTGTCTAAAGCAAGTCCTGACGGTGTGGCTTATGTCCCGTTCATCGGCGATGGAGACATCGCCGATGCCTGTTACCGCACCTGGACTATCTATGGTGCTGATCTGGCCCCGGAGAGAATCAAGGCTGCCCGTGAGCGTTTACCCAATGCCCATCTTATTGTGGCCGACTGCAACCGTTGGATATTCCCCGCTCTGGATATCTCGGTCTCTCTAGCTGATTTCGATGCTTACGGCAACCCCTATCTTGCGTTCCATGCCTTCTGGAGAGAAGCCCCCAAGATATTCCCGCTGGTCTGTTTTTTCACAGATGGACTGAGATTGAGAGTGGTGAAGGGGGACGTGGTCTGGGACTTTGGCATAATGAAAGCCCGGCCATCGGTCCACCTGAATGAGGCCCGGACCCAATATAACTACTGGTTGCGGCGGTACGCACTGGTGCATATCGCCAAGGTGATTGCTCCTTACACAATCACGGAGACTAAGTCTTATATCAGGAGGTCAATGGTCTACTATGGAGTTGTCATCCGATGAGCAACTAATCCAAGTAGAGGAAGCGTTGTTTGAATCAGCGGTCTCCGGCAATGTGACAGCGCAGATTTTCTGGCTTTGCAACAGAGCGCCTGAGCGGTGGAAGCGGCTCAATGCCCTGTCTGGCGACAGGCCCACTGAGACCCTGTCTGTTGACAGGCAGGACCAAGTCGCTGAGAAGCAAGCAGGTGGTGGCCGAGCTTCGGGGCGTTGGGCTACCTGGTACTTCAGAGCTGATCCGAATGATTGAGGGTGCTAGTAGTCACAATATGGCATGGGCAGCACCACATCCCTGTTCGGCGCCTGGCTGTCCTGCCCTGGTGGGGCAGGGGCAATGGCTCTGTCCTGGTCACTCTGCCCACCAAGGGACACGTGGCATCCGGCAGAAGCAGTATGTTACACGGCATGAGCAACGTGCTACACGGCAGGAGCGTGGGTACGGGGCTGACTGGCAGCGACTACGCAAATTGATGTTGCAACAGCAACCATATTGTGTGGTTTGCATGGCTGAAGGACGGTTGACTCCGGCGACTGATGTAGACCATATCGTCCCCAAGGCCCGGGGCGGGACTGATGATGCGAGCAATCTTCAGTGCCTGTGCCACAGATGTCACAGCATAAAAACAGCGCAATCCGATGGAGGGTGGGGGCATGTATCCAATCCCCCATAAGGGGAGAAAAACGTTTTCCGTCATAGTCCCAGAACCGTGTGTGCAACCTTACGCATGTGATGTCAAAATCAGGGGTGCCGGGGGCTTTGCACTATGAGCACATACCGAGGCCAGGGGGCCAAAGCAAAACCGACACGGCTCAAGCTGTTGGCAGGCACCTACAGGGCAGACCGGGCCAACCCGGATGAGCCAACCCCGGCGGTACTGGAGAAGTTGCCATCCTGTCCATCGCACATTACAGGTGAGGCCCGCAAAGCCTGGCGGAACATGGGCCGCAAATTATTGGCGATGGGAGTGCTGACAGATGTGGACCTGCCGGCATTGGAGGCATATTGCACCGTTTATGCCCGCTGGAGGGAAGCAGAAACAAAATTGACGGAAACTGGTCTAGTCATCTACAAAGATGGCTGGATACAACAATCTCCGTACATGGGCATTGTGAACGAGTGTCTGAGGCAACTAAGGGCATATATGGCAGAGTTTGGTATCACCCCCTCCAGCCGTGTCAGAGTGAAAGCAGTCCATAAAGGGCCAGACCAGGACAGCCCCGACACCTATTTTTTCGGGAAGAACTAAGCTCAACCTTGAAGAAGATAGCATCCTACAGGCACAAGATAGAAACGGCTGCCCAGGAGCCGGATACCCAACCAGGCTACTACTATGTGTCAGTAATAGATGGGACCAGGTTCGGCTTGCTTTTGGGGCCCTTCGAAAATGATCATGTTAAGGCCCTGAACATGGTGGAGGCCGTGAGGAAGAAGGCGGAGGAGTTGGACCCTTGGGGGGCGTTCTACGGGTTCGGCACCTGCCGGGTGCCTCTTGACACACAGGACCCGCCAGAGGGGCGTCTGAACGACCTGTTTAGTGGGCACCAGCTTATTCTGCCTTTCGGTTGAGGATTTTTTATGGTTGCTATTCCATCTGTCGCATACAAGTTTGATACAGAATCGGCAGAACGCCCCATCCGGTTTTTTCGAGAATACCTTCATCACGTCAAAGGGGAGTGGGCTGGACAGCCTTTTGTGTTATTGCCATGGCAAGCAGAGTTGGTCTGGACTCTGTTTGGCTGGCGGCGGCTCGATGGCACACGCCGTTACCGCACCTGTTACGTGGAAGTGCCCCGAAAAAATGGTAAATCAAGCCTCGCTGCGTGTATTGGTCTGTACCTGCTTTTTGCCGACAATGAGCCAGGCGCCGAGGTCTACAGCGCGGCGGCGGACAGAGAGCAAGCCGCCATCGTGTTTGACACGGCGAGGCAAATGGTGGGGGATGCTCCAGCCCTGGCGAAACGCTCCCAGACGTACCGGCGGTCTATTATTGTGCCCTCCACGGCCAGCAGTTACAAAGTGCTAAGCTCGGAGGCATACACCAAAGATGGTCTCAACGCACATGGTATTATCTTCGACGAGCTCCATGCCCAACCCAACCGGGAATTATGGGATGTCCTGACCACATCAGTGGGTGCCCGGCGGCAACCGCTAATATTTGCCATCACCACAGCGGGCTATGACCGTAACTCTATTTGCTGGGAAGTCCACGACTATGCTTGCAAAGTGCGGGATGGGATTATCCAGGATGACTCTTTTTTGCCCATCATTTATGCGGCGGATAAAGATGATGATTGGACCAATCTGGATGTGTTGGGGAAGGTGAACCCTAGCCTGGGAAGTACAGTCAAGCTGGAATATCTGGCGCAGGAATGTCGGAAGGCCCAGGAGACACCCGGATATCAGAACCCGTTCAAGCGGCTACACCTGAACATTTGGACTGAGCAGGAAACTCGCTGGCTGGACATGGCGAAATGGGACGACTGCGGCGGCACGCTGGACCCGGCGGAACTGGAGGGGCAACCATGCTACGCTGGGCTGGACCTGTCCAGCACTACGGACATCACAGCCCTGGTGCTGGTCTTCCCACAAGCTGCGCACTATGCTGTGCTGTCGTATTTCTGGGTGCCAGCGGAGAACATCCGGCGGCGGGCCGAGCGGGACCGGGTGCCATATCCGCTGTGGGCGCAGCAGGGGCACATCGAGGCCACAGAAGGCAACGTAGTCGATTATGATATAATTCGGAGCAGGATAAATGAGCTAAACCAGAGGTATCACATCCGGGAAATTGCGATAGACCGCTGGAACTCGACACAATTACAGACGCAGTTGCAAGGAGATGGTTTAACAGTAGTGCAGTTTGGGCAAGGCTTTGCCTCAATGACTGGTCCGTCAAAGGAATTGGAAAAGTTGGTGCTGGGGAAGCGCATCCAGCACGGAGAGAACCCGGTGCTGCGGTGGATGGTCTCCAATGTAGCTGTGCGTCAGGACGCCGCTGGGAACTTGAAACCGGACAAGGAGAAGTCAACTGAGAAAATCGACGGCGTGGTCGCTCTCATCATGGGGCTAGGCCGGGCTCTGGTGCAAGGGCAACCGCAAACCTGGGGGTATGGAGCGGTATGATGTTAGGACGAATACTAGCGCAGGCAGTAGGGATGTTGCGTGGGATGATGCACCCCCGCAGCGGCGGGTCGAGTTGGCTGCTGTTAAACCGTACCAATATCAACTACGCCAGCCAGGTCAAACCGGATGCCAATAGTATCATCATTGCTTGTGTGCGCTGGGTGCAACGGGTCTATTCCGAGGCCCCTCTGATGCTCCAGCGATGGTTGATGGACCGGGCGGAATGGGAGGACATTCATCGAGACCCGGTTCTGGACTTGCTGGACCGACCCAATCGCTACTACGGTGGGACGACCTTATGGAAGGCGACGGTGGCCGATTTGATGCTGACTGGCAATGCCTACTGGCTCAAGGTCCGGGGCATGAGTGGCCGGGTGGTGGAACTGTGGTGGGCACCATCAACACTGATAGAGCCACGGGCGAATGATCAGGATACCTCGGTGTTTATCAGTCATTACGAATATTCACCCAACGGGAGGATCATCAATCTGCGAGTAGAGGATGTGGTGCATTTTCGAGATGGCATGGACCCTGCGAACCCGCGCAAAGGTCTCAGCCCCATCAAGGGGTTATTCCGTGAGATTTTCACCGATGACGAAGCCTCCAACATGACTGCCAGCCTGCTGCGGAATATGGGAGTGCCTGGGGTCATCATCAGCCCGCAGCAGGGCATTGTGAGTCAAGCGGCGGCGGAACGCATTAAAGCTAGCTATCTGGAGAAGTTTTCCGGTGACCGGAAAGGCGAACCCCTGGTGATGGAGGGAGCAACTAAAATTGAGCAATTTGGCTTTTCGCCCGAGCAAATGCAACTACGAGAACTGCGCGGTATACCGGAAGAGCGTATTACAGCGGTACTGGGGGTCAACGCTGCAGTGGTGGGTCTGGGTGCTGGCCTAGCCAGTACGAAGGTAGGGGCCACTCTGAGGGAGTACAGGGAAGAAGCGTTTGAGTCCACCATTATCCCGATGTACCGGGAAACGGCGGCGGAATTGACTCATCAACTACTGGATGACTTCGTAGATGTGCAGGAGTTCCGCCTAGTCCATGACTTGCGGGCGATCCGGGTGCTCCAGGAGGACGAGATGGTCCGGACCCAGCGCATGACTACGCTGGTCAATCAGGGCCTGCTGACCATTGCTGAAGGGCGGCGTGCTCTGGGGTGGCCAGTAAAACCGGAGCATGAACTCTATCTGCGGCCCGCCAATGTAACCCAAATTCCCACTGGGCCATTGCGTATCCAGGAAGGGAGGCCGCTGGAGCAAGACCGGGTAGAGCCACAAGCGGCATTAGCAAGAAATGGACACCAGGGATAATAGGCAAAAAGTCAGGTGTGATTGTCACGGGACAGAGATTGTCGCTGAAGTGGTGAACAATCATATCATCATTAAATGTCGGCGACATGGGAAAACCCACATTGCGAAGGTGCCCTTGACAAAATCAGCAAAACAATGCAATCATTAACTCGATAGTGGTTATCGAAAATCGAATAAGGTAGCCAGACTACCCTGTAGGGTGAGAGACGCCCCCAGAAGGCAGGCAAACTGCCCCCTCTTCTGGGGGCTTTTTGTTTATCCAATAGTTGAGAGGTGATAAATGCCAACCGGGCCAGATTGCATGATGACGTGGGATGAATGTATCTCCTGGGCACGTCAGCAGGAGAGCATTGATGACCCGGAGGCATATTGTGGTGCACGGGAGCAAGAGTGAGCACAGGCCAAGGCCCCGGCGGGGTCTACTGACGGCAAGGGCACGAGAATGAAATTCTGGCAAATCAAAGCGGCTGCTGAACCCGGGGTTGGTGAACTCCGGCTGTATGGCCCCATCGGCACGGATGGAGGCCTGGGTTGGCTATTTGACGAAGTCACCCCGTCGCAGCTCCAGGCTGACCTGGATGGGCTGGGAGATGTATCCCAGGTCAAGGTGTTCATCAACTCAGAGGGAGGGGACGTTTTTGCGGCCCAGGCAATCCATTCGATGCTCAAGCGCCATAAAGCGCAGATCGTTGTCTACGTGGATGGTCTGGCTGCGTCCAGCGCGTCCATTGTGGTCATGGCTGGGGACCGGGTGGTCATGCCACGAAATGCCATGCTCATGGTACATAATCCCTGGGCGCTCTCCATTGGGGATGCAAGTAAACACCGTCAGATGGCGGAGACCTTAGACCAGGTGCGGGAGTCGATGATTGCGGCCTATCAGGGCAAGACTGGCATGGGCCGAGAGGAATTGCTGGGGCTATTGGAAGCCGAGACCTGGATGACGGCAGATGAAGCGGTGGAAATGGGGTTTGCTGACGAAATCGAGGAGACCACTCCAGTCCAGGCGTCCATGTTGACGCCGGATGTACTGCTTGTTAACGGTCGAGCGGTCAATCTGGAGCGGTTTCAAAAAAAACCACGCTTCTGGTTGGACCAGAGAACGACCGCCTACACTTCGCAGGCGGCGTCAGTATTGAATGCGCTGGCAATGTTTGAGCGGCGCACTTTGGCACGGGCCGGTTCGCGGCGGAACGCGGGCCGGGCACTCTCAAATGTGGATAGAGGCCACTGGCAGCAAATACAGGACATGGCGAATCGTGTCCTGGCGGAGTTTGGTGGGCCAGAGACTCTAGGGATTCAGCTTGAGTGGGAACGATTCCGGGCCATAATGAATGGTGGCCTGTAAGGAGTGATTTAGCTATGTCTGTAGTAGCGATGAAATTCAGCAGCCTGCGGGAAGCTAACGCTGCGTTAGCCGAGCGGAGCAAATTGTTGATGCAGATTTTCGCGGAGGCCAAAGTAGTCTACCCTGATGGTCAGGAGTCTCTGGACTTGAGCCGGGTCAGGGCGATTACTGGGGACACGGCATACAAAGCCGCGGAGATCAAACGGCTGAATGATGAGCTGGCCGAGATTGGGCAGCAGCGAGACAGCCTCCGGGCATTGGAGGCATCTCGGCAACTGGCCGAAACTGAGTACAGAGCACAACACGAGCCAGTACTCCCCCTGGAGCATCCTGCTAGCAATGGAGACCGGTCCCCGGTACGGGATGCCCGGACCCTGGGGCAGCTATTCACGCAGTCGCCGCAGTATCAGCAATACAAAGGGATGCGGAACTGGCCGGCAGTGGCTACTTACCCAACCCTTGACATCCGGGCAGCAGTGTTCCGGACCGGCGCCGGTTGGTCCCCGCCTCAGATCAGACTTGACCGGGTAGAATTGACGCCAGTACGTCCCATTCGGGTCATCGACGTTGTCCCGATGCTGCCTACCGGTAGCGATGTCATCCGGTACATGGAGGAGACCACCTTCACCCAAGCCGCTGCGGAGACTGCCGAGTCTACCGCTACCACTGCCGCCGATTTAATCCCCGAGGCGGCACTCCAGCTAACTGAACGCACCCGCAACGTGGAATGGCTCCCGGTGTTCCTGCCGGTGACGATGCAGCAGATGGAAGACGTAGAGGGCATCGAGGAATACGTCACGGCCCGTCTCACCTACGCCATCCGTGCCAGGTTGGACCTCCAAATCATCGCTGGCAATGGCACTGCTCCCAACCTGCTGGGCACCAACAACGTGACTGGCATCCAGACCACGGCCAAAGGCACACTGCCCACGCCGGATGCGGTATACCAGACATTCCGCAAAATCCGCGCCGATGGATTTGCTGAGCCTTCGGTAATCTTTGTACACCCCAACGACTGGGAGGATGTGCGACTGCTGCGGACTGCTGATGGCATCTACATCTGGGGCAGCCCTTCTGAGGCCGGGCCGGAGCGCATCTGGGGGGTGCAGGTGGTGCAGACCACCGCGGCCACAGAAAACACCATGACCACCGGCGATTATGCCAACTACGCGGCCGTTTATGTTAAGCGAGGCATCGACATCGCAGTAAGCGATAGCCATGCTTTCTACTTCACCCGGGGGATGCTGGCCATCCGGGCGGATATGAGAGTATCCGTGGTCCACTTCCGTCCCAAAGCCTTTGGGACAGTTACCGGGGTCTAAAGGAGCTGAAAAGATGCCAGTAATTGAACACGGCGACGGAGTAATTGCCGGCGCTCACGAGCGGTTCCATCGGAAACTGTTACAAATCACCTCAGCCCAACTCCTGGCCTTGAATGCCACCCCCATCACCCTGGTAGCTGCCCCGGGCGCCAACAAAGCCCTGATTTTCGAGGGGATGCTGGTACAAAAACCGGTTGGCACCGCCTACGCCGGCATTGCCGCCGGCGAGGACCTGGCAGTGAAGTACACCGACGGCTCGGGGGCTGAAGTGGGCCAGTGCGAGACTACAGGGTTCCTGGACCAGACCACAAACCAGATACGCTACGTGCGTGCCCAAACGGCGACCTCCGGGGCGTCCCAAATCACCCCGGTGGCCAATGCCGCCCTGGTGCTACACATGCTGGTGGGTGAGATCACAACCGGGGACTCGCCGCTGAACATTGAAATTGACTATCGGGTAGTAGATACGACACCGCAGGGATAGCCTCTCTGTCTCGGCAGGCCTGTCCGCGAAAAGGGGAAAGATGAGCAAGACCAAATGTCAACACAAGGGATATTTGATGCGGGGTGGGGAGTTGGTCTGCGCCGAATGCGGCGAGCCGTCATCCAGCATCACATGGCGGCAAAACGTCTATGGCGCCAGTTCGCCGGAGGCCAGGACTCCGGCTGGAAGCAAGACCGCGTAAGCTCACATCTATCCACTTAGGAGCACAAAATGGCTGTCACAAGAGTCCCTGCGGCGAACTGGTATGTGGGGCTGAAAGCAGACACCAAACCCACCGCGGGAGTCCCGGAAGGAAGCAGGTTCTATGAGCGGGACACCGGGGACGAGTTTATCTGGGACGGGACGGCGTGGGGACGCCTGCACACAAAACCGGTGACGGTCTACACCGCCACCGGCACGGGCGCCCTATCCCTGGCCACCAGCGAGTCCGGCCGTTTTCAGTTCGTTCAGGCCTCGGTCAAGTTTAATAGCCTCCCCGTGACTTCCCAGGATGTCACCCTCACCCTGGACGCCCTCGGCGGGGCCGCTTACGATGCAATCCTGCGCCGGCTCAACCCTTCCCTGGGTACAGGCACCGGTGACACCGTCTTCTTGGGAGACCCTGACGAAATCTATGAGTCTGGTGATCAGCTTACCCTCGCCTACACCAACACCGATGGCCGGACCTTTGGGGCGCGGATTGTTGTGAGACCCTTGTAGGGGGTACGATGCCCACTGCACTACTTGACGGCAAAGAAGTCCTCGACTCCCCAATCCTTATTGGTGTCCCCACGGTCCACGACGACCAGCGCCTGGCCATAGGTACGGATGGGGATACGGTCCTTGTCAACCGGAGTACCGCCCTTGCCGCCAACACCACCCTCACCGGCGTCCTCGTGGGCACCGTACTGGTGGCCGCCACCCCTGCCAACTCCCTTATCCTCTCCAACATCACCGCAAACGCCGACATCATCCTCGTAGCCACCCTCGCAGGCGCCGCCAACTCCACCGAGTACCTTCGCCTCGACTCCTCTGTCAGTTCCCTTGTTGTGAATGGGGGAGGAGCTAATATAGATTTCCTGGTCAAAAGCCTGGATGGAACAAACGTTCTGGACGTTGACGCCAACGCGAACGCCAACACTGGAATCCTTACCATTGGTGGGACGAGAGTAGCAAACCGTCAAGTGGTCTTCGGCCTTCCGGCCATGAGCACCGCCTCCACCGCCAACTTCTTCCGCACTGGCTGGGAAAACGGGAACGCGGTCACAGTGACCGCTGCACTTGCTGGCGTCCTTGCCATGGTCTCAATCTCCGAACCCAACATCACTCTCAGCACCGGCACGGTTGCCACTGCCGTCACTCTCTACATCGGGGGCGCTCCCACCGAGGGCACAAACAACTACGCCCTTTTCGTTGATGCCGGGACCGTCCGCCTCGACGACGCCCTCATCTTCGGGGTTGGCACCGCCGTCACCGCAACTCTCTACTCCCTCCAGCAGAACACTGTCACGCAGCTTCAGACAAATGTGCCGGCGGGCGCTGGATTCGCATGGTCGGTGAACGGGGTAAATGAATCCGTCCTTACTGCTACCTCCCTCTCCCTTGAGTCCAATACCCTCACCAACATCGGCAATACGGGGTCCAGTCTTACCGGGACCGCGTGGACACTCAGCGCAGCCAACAGCACTTCCAACAGCGCCCTACTGATTGAAAATACCACTGCTACTGGCGCGTCCCATGCCATTCTGGAAGCGAAGGTTGTTGCAGGAAGTACAGGTGATGCGAAAGTCCACCTCAGTGCTGGTAGCACTACTACCTGGTATCTTGGCATCGATAATGACCAATCAGATGACTTCAAAATTGGGACAGGCTCATCTGTTGGTAGCAATTATGCTTTTGGGTGTAGTACAACAGGTCTCAATGTACGGGTAAATACGAACAGCAATGGGACAAGCGCTGCCAGATGCCTTATCCTGGGCCAGCTTGGCACTGTAACTATGCCTACAGGGTCGTTTACTGACCTTGTACATATGGCTAGCGTTGATATAGGAGCGGGCGATGCTAGACTCGCCGTTCAGTCTGAGCTTGGGTCGGTTGTGTATATTGGCAACGACAGATTGCGGTTTGCTGCTACCACTGGCGGTATCAGCATCGGGGCAACGGACATAATGACCAGCACCTCCTCCCTGATGACGCTCCCCATAGATGTGCTTGCGTCTGTAGGTATCAGGATAGGCGCCGATTCCACCAACAACGAGATAGACGACGCCTCGCAGGGGGCCGCCAGCACTACCTTATACATCGGCAATGCCAGCATCAATGTCACATCTGACATGAGGCTAAAGAGGGATATTCGGGACTTCCAGGGGCCTGCGATGGCCCTGTTGCGGCAGGCCAGAGTAGTAGATTTTGGATGGGACGACCCCTCGGACCGGAATCCCTACGGCAAGGGGGCACGAGGCCGCTATGTCGGGATGTTAGGGCAAGAAGCTATCCAGTGGGCACCCTGGATAATCAATGCCGGGGATGGACGAGACTGTCAAGCATGTCGCATGGGGAGGCCATGCAAAGCACACATGTACTGGCAGGTTGAGTACGAGCACCTTGTCCCCCTGGTGGTAAAAGGGATACAGGAAGTGGACTCCGAAGTTACCCACATCAAACAACAGATTCAGCAGTTGCAGTCGTGGTTGCAACACTTAGAAGCAGTAGGCAGGGGTGACTATGCCAGCAGATAGCACTACCCCGTTCACTCTGGTGCCAGCAGTGACCGTCAACCATTGGGAGGTCGGGTTTCTCAGAATTGACCCGGATAACCTCGTCGTAGATATATCTGTCCGGTATTGTTCCAAGGACCCGGCCACTTCTGCGATTACAGTTGTGCGTACCGAGGTTATCTCTACGGACGCCGTGCCGTATATGGTAGCGAATCCCACACTATATAGCTCGCTCAAGACCGTGGCCTATCAGATTCTCAAAGACCTTGGGAAAATGCCCATAGATGCAGAGGTAACGTGAAGAGGCTTCGGCAGCGCATCTACCAACCTGCAAATGGTCTCTCCAGCACTGGCAAGCTCGTACTTGGCGGGCTTGTGCTTTCTGGTGGGCTATGGTTTCTTATCAGCTATTCCTGGTCCCCGCTGCTTCCGTTCCAGGAGATATTCTTCCCGTGAAAAACGGCAGCGCCATCCTGGTAAAGGCAATTGTGAGTCTGGGAGCGCTGGCGGCGGGAATATACGTGGTGGCGACAGTAGACTGGAACATGAACCCCGAGATGGGCGCTACTGCGGCAGGATGGGTGGGGCTGATACTGGGCCACTGGTTGAGGTGAATCTATGAACTGGACCGTAGAAACGGGAGGGCCAACTGGGACACGATTGTATCTGAGCAACTTCTCGCTGATAGCAAGACTCTCAGTTCTCTACGCTTTCCTATTCAGAGTCCCGATAATCCTTGACGGTTCGGTCACAAGCGTTGAAGGGGAGGGAAAGGAGGACTGCGCAGGGCTAACGGGTGTCTCCATTCATGCAACTTTTCACATCAAAAGCAGGAACTTGGCAGACCTTGTTTCTCTCATTGCTTTTGGGTCTGGTCACTTTGTGGGCAGCCTGAAAGGGATGAGGTTTGGGGAGAGGGGAGGAGGATAACATTTCAAACCGCCGAAGAGTACGCGGGCAAAAGAAGCAGAGAAGGAGAAACTTGAAGTACCTGAGATACAGCGACAAGATTACGGATGCCCTTGGGAACACGTTAGAGGTCCCGAACCCGTCCCGGGCAGTGCAACGGAAAGCGTACCAGGACGCAGTTACGGCCGGCCGGAGAATCGGCCTAAAGGACTCGGAAATCACGTACGAAATCCCGACTCTTGAGACCCCCACTTACGCAGACGCCATCATCTACATCGCCAACCGGCTCCCCTGCCCTATCACCCATGACCCCCCCGACAAAATCACTCCCCAAGACACTGGCCATGCCCTCAAAGTAATCCGGGCCTTCGCCTCTGTGAATGGTGGAGGGAAGAATGGGACACGGGGCGACTATCTCACTTTGGAAGACGAATCCCTGACCTGGTTGAAGGAACGGGTGTCGGAACACGGGACGTGTGCATTCAAGGGCGCCACTTCTGCGATTCTCCTGGAGCGCCTGGGAGAACTCATCGAGGGGCCGCCGGCGGAACTGGTGCTCTCTGACACCCAGGACCGTAAAGTGAGGCAATAGTGTACAGCTACGCCAGCAGGAACGTGCTGAAATCAGTAGGAGGCATCACTGGGACTGGAGATGACGCCCAGTACCGGCGTGTCCTGGAGGCAGTCACGCGTCAGATCGACTCTTATGTAGAGCGGACATTCCGCATCTACCAGGCTACTCGTTATTTCACCCCCACTTCGGGCGCCCAGTTGCTCCTGGATGCCGACCTGCTGGCTGTGACTAGCCTGAAGACCGACGAGGATGCCAACAGGACTTACGAGGTAACCTGGGCCACCACAGACTATGACCTGATGCCCCTCAATGCTAGCGTAGACCGAGCACCTTATCTGGAGATTCGTACCAGCCCTTTGGGGAAGTACGCCTTTCCACGCAACATTGAAAAAAGCGTGGAAATCGTCGGCAAGTGGGGGTACTGGGAAGACCTGGTCACATCGGCATCAACGTTGAATGGCGCACTTACCAGCACGGCCACGACGGTGCCCGTGACCGCTGGCACCGATTTCGAAGTGCTCCAGACTATCATCATTGATAGCGAACAGATGTATGTCACCACTATTGCCACTAATAACCTGACGGTGGAGCGTGGTGTCAATGGCACCACTGCCGCCAGTCACAGCAGCGGGGCGGCCATAAAGGTCTATCGGTATCCATATGAAATCAGCGAAGCAACGCTGATGCAGGCGTCACGACTGTGGACCCGGCGGGCGGCAGGATACTCCAATCAGGTGGGACTGACCGAGACTGGTATTATGCGGCCCTGGGTCGGGCTGGACATGGATGTGCGGCAGATGCTGGACCCATACCGGATGTTGGTGCTGGCATGACGTTCGAGGTTTGCGGACATCGCAGCGGCGACACACTGGAGCGGTGTCCCTGGTGCGGATTGCTCCGGGTGTGCAGCCAGTGCGGAGAGGCAGTCCATCTGGACCGGTGCCCTGCCTTGCCCCAGTGGATATTTTTCTACCGCTGGTTGTACGAGAGGGACGATGCCAATCGTTGTGCAAGTCCGCGTTGAGGGGTTGGATGCCCTCAAGCAACGTTACCAGGACCCGAAAATGGTCAGGGAACCTATGCGGAAGTTCCTACGAGATACTGGGAATCTGGCCCGGCGCACTGTGCGGAGCAACATCCCCGTCCGACGGACCCGACTGCGGCCTCCAGTAGCGCCGGCTGCATTGGAGAAATGGCGCAGGCCAGGCCACACTCGCCGGAGTATCCGTCTGCGGCTTCGGCCAGGGAAGGGGATGGCGATAGTATCCAGTCGTTACTTTGTGGCCCGGTTGCTGGAGACCGGCACCCGCAAGATGACGGCCAGAAGGCCCTTTGCCAGGGCTGCCCAGGCCATCCAGGGGCAGATACAGGCCCGGGCCCAGGAAATGGCCAGAGACATCGCACAGAGGTTGGGACGAAACTGAGATGTCAGACCTCTCAATTATCCGGGAGGAAGTCAAGACCGTGCTGGAGGCGGGCATCAGTGGCCTCCGGGTATATCCCTACGAGCCGGACGGATATATGGAGTATCCCTGTGTGATAGTGGCGCCAACCGAAGACATCGAGTATGCCAACCGGGCCATTAACAGTGAGAATATCCGCATAGATTTCAGCCTGGTCCTATACCTGGCCATTAACAGCAGCACCGATGGTTGGAAGGAGCTGGATGAATACCGCTCCCCGACGGGGGCCAAGAGCATCCGGAAGGCTATCAAGGATAATGCCACACTGAATAGCAAGGTGGGACATGCTGAAGTAACTCGCAGCGGGGAAGCATCACGGGGCCGGGATGTCAACGACCGGTTCTGGGAGTTTTCGTGCTCCTTTGGCATGTATGTGCTCAAGAATTTCTAACTATGTAGTCAAGAGGGGTCGCAAATGGTCACAGCACTCAGACGGATACAATATGGGGTAGAGACCACCAGAGGGACGGCGGTCAGCGCATCCAAGCGGCTCCTGGGGCGGCTCTCAACTACGCCACGGTACGAGCTTTACCGCCCAGATGACGAAGAGCGTAACTCCCTGGGGATGTACCACCGGCTGACCAACGTCGGGCAGCATTCGGAGTTGGAGTGGGCCGGCAGTCTCACCTTTGAGCAGGTCATAGTCTTTCTTTCGATGGGCGTAAAGGCCGAGGCTATCAGCACCCCCGCTGGCGGCACTACCTCCCGGGACTGGCTCTATGAGCCAACGCTGACGGCCGCCAACAGCCAGAAGGCTTTCACTTTTCAGTATGGGGACGACGTGCAGGCGTACCAGTACGTTTTCACCATGGCGGAAGAGCTAGAGTTCACTTATGCCATGAATGCCGTCATGACTGGCCGTGCCCGCATGTTCGCCCGGAAGTACACACAGACCACCTTCACAGCCTCGCCCACCCTGGCCACGGTAGAGGACGTGGTGACCAATAACACCAAGCTCTATGTGGACACCACCTGGGCCAACCTGGGGACCACCGAAAAGAACGCGGTGCTGGTGAACGCCACGTTGCGCCTGCCCACGGGGCTGACACGCACCAAGTATGCTGATGGGTCCCTAAACTTCAGCAGCTTCGGGGAAGCAAAACGCTCAATGGAAGTGGAGATGACGCTGAAGCACTCCGCGGTAGGTCGGGACGACTTTCTGGAAAAGTTCGATGACCAGAGTCTGAATTTCATCCGGCTGGAGACTAGCGGGTCCACCATCGAGGGCGCACTTACCAAGCTCTTCCGTGTGGACATGGCAGTGCGGTGGCACGAGGCGGGGGCGTTGTTCGAGGACATGAACGGGGAGAACATTTTTGTCTTGCGCGGGCAGACCTACCACGACCCCACAGCAGATCGGGACCTGCGCATCCTAGTCCGCAACACACAGACAGCACTATAGAGGGTTATGATTGAGTTCCGGATTGTCCAGCAGCAGTTGGACATTATCAGCTTTGCCAATGGGTACAAAGCGCACATCAAGCAAGAGATGACCGCGGGGGACGAGGATGTCCTGCGGAACTACATGTTGCGGATGGAGTCCAGCAACGGGGACAAGCCCCAGATGGTGCTCCAGATGGGGGACATGAAACTGGTGGAAATCAACCTGGTCAAACTTACCGACCCGCAAGGGGCCGAAATCCCAGTCACCCCTGAGCTGGTCCGCAGCCTGGACCGGCGGACGTTCCGTCAAATCCTGACAGCCATCCAGGAGCGCAATCCCCCTTTAGCGTAGAGCTTGACCTGGAGGCGTTCAACTGGTTTCTTGGCAAGACTTCGCGAGTGCCCACCTACGTGGTGGACATCCTGATTATGCGGGAGATGCACTGGACAGTACAGGACTATTTCGCAACCCCACGGTCCTGGGTCAACAAGGTCAAGAAGGTGCTGGAGGCAGAGGCGGTGGCGAATAAGGCGCAGAGGAAGTTATGACAACCGGGGCAACAACCACTATCACTATCCAGGCCAGGGATGCCGCCAGCGGGACATTGCGCCAACTAGGGCAGCGCATGGAGGACCTGAACACCCGTGCCCGGAATATGCAGCGTGGAATGCAGGGCCTGAACTTCGTCCTGGGGTTTGCCGGGTTGGGGTCTATCGCTGGCATCGCGGCCCACCAGATACAGGGGATGGTGTCACGGATGCAGGAGGCACGGCAGGCCGCTGCGACGTTACAGACCCGCATGATTCTGGCTGGCCTCAGCGTGGACCAGGCCCGCAGCGCTGTCCAGACTCTCAATGCTGCCTTGAGCAACACCGCCATGGCTGGGATGCGCAACGTGAGCGAGGAGGCGCTTTTGCTGATGGGGATTGTTGGCGGCCCCGTCCTTGCCAGCTTTGCCGACCTGTCTGAGCAACTGGAGCATGTTACCGACATCCCCGCCAGGCAATGGATCGAGGCATTGCTGCAAGCGGCGGCAGGGTCGCCAGAGCAACTGTTGCAAATGGCAGGCGGGGCCGACTCTGTGGAAGAGGCGATGCGCCGGCTGAATCTGGCTATGGAAGAACATGAGAAGTCCCATACTCCATGGCAAACTGCAATGCACAGAACACAAGCTGTCATAGGCAAACTCGTGACGGCATTGGAGATGTGGGAGGCTGCTAATCAGGTATTAGTCAGCGGGCTGATGAAAGGCTGGAACGATATAAAGGCCGGATTTGCAACCTTTGCGGATGACTTTTTAGCCAGGTGGGGTAGGCTCTGGTCTGCCATCACCTCGACTATCCCCAACTTTTTCGCTGGTCTTTGGAGTGGGATGCAAACAGCATGGTCCACCATCCAGGGGTGGTGGCAGGAGGTCCTGGGCCGTATACGGGCCTGGTGGGGCCAGACATGGCAGGTTATCATCGATGGCATTGCGGGTCTTTTCCTGGGGGTCTTCACCGCCATGAAGAGTGCATGGTCCACCATCCAGGGGTGGTGGGGCCAAAGTCTCGACTCCATATCCCAGGCCTGGAGTGGGCTATGGGGCAGCATAGCTGATGCTACAGGGGGTCTAATTACAAGAGTATTCGCCGTGCTTATTACTGTCTGGACTCCGATTAAAGACTGGTTCGGGACGATTTTCCAGGCGATCTCTTCTTTGTGGACAAGTGTCTGGGACAATGTGAGGAGTGGGGTTTCAGGCATCTTTGGGGCCCTGGCTGGGGCCCTTGTCACTAACTTCGCTCCAATCCTCACCTGGTGGGGCAATGCTGTGCAAGGTATTCCGGGAGCCCTTGCAGGTCTGGGGGGCCAGTTGTGGTCATTAGGGGTGGGGATCATGGGGAGCTTCTGGGCTGGCCTTATGAGTCAGTTCTCTCAGATTCTTGCCAGTGTAAGAGCGTTCGCGACCTCCATCCTTGCGGAGGTCAAATCGGGGCTGGGAGACCTCATTGGCTTCTCCCCCTCGCCATTGGGGATACAGATCGGGCAGGACCTCATGGCCGGCATAGAGCGGGGAATCGGGAGCATGAGAAGCCCTGATATTGACCTGAACTCATTAGCTCCAGCCCCACGCTCCCTGCCTGTCGGCAGGTCTGCCGATAGGCAGGTCATCTCTTCTGCTCCCCTCTTTATCCAGATCGGTGGCCAGACCTTTGCCAGGGCAGTAATTGAGGTGCTTAACGACCAGATACGGCTCAGGGAGCCTGGGGCGGGTCTGGCTTAGCAAGGCTTTCACGTAATCGTCTGGCCAAGTAGTCCATATCTGATCGTCGTTCTTCAATGGTGCGGGGCATGGCAGCAATGGCAATAAAGGCGACGATGCCGAATAAAAGACAAGTAACTCCCCAGGCTAATGGGGCATACCCTTTTTCGCCAGCCAATCGTGCTCCGAAAGTTGCCATGGCTATCCACCAGATGATACCGAGGAGGAACAATCCTTCCATTTCGTATGACCTCCAGTAATTTTGGAAATTATAACACTCCATGCAAATCAAGCTGCTAATTGATGGTGTAGACCGCACCTCAGCCCTGTTGGAGCAAGAGTGGGAAATCGAGTGCAACGCCATGGGGAGTATCTGCAACGCTCGATTTACCCTGGACGACCCGAACAAGTCCATCTCTGTGGTGGAGGGGAAGGACTGCATCGTCGAGAAGTCTGATGATGTTAACACTCGCTATTTCGGCGGGAAAATTGTCCAGGTTGCCAGAATCACACGGGGGCTGGGCAGACGATTGACGTGCACTGCCCTGGGGTGGGAGTGGATACTGAGCCGCACAGTGCATAACGTCAAATATGTGAACAAAAGCGACAAATACATTATCAATGAGGCTGTGGCCACACCGAAAGGGCTGTTTTCTCACGCTGACCTCAGCAGCTTTGATGCCACCACCCACGTCCAGGAGGGGTATACTGACACTCGGTTTTTGCAAGTGAAAGGGGAGAACACCAGGCAGATATTAGAGACCCTGGCCGATATGAGCGGGTATGCCTGGTACGTGGACTTTTTCAAAAAGTTGCATTACAAGCCCTACGGTATCGAGACTCACAGCTTCAGCCTTTCGGATGACCCCGATGATGTTAGCAGTTTCGCCTACAGTGCAATGGTGGCGACGGTGGACATCACACGACTATTCAACCGTGTGGAAGTACACGGGGGCCGGAAACGGACTATAGACGTGACCGAAACCTACGCCAACAGCGGTGGAGCCAAAATCACGCCAGCGCATCGGGTGTGGTTGCCAACGGGCACAGATACAAAGATCAAGGTCAACAAAAATACCGGCACTGACGGCTCTCCCACCTGGACAGCCCAGGCCGTTGGGCTGAAAAATAATGACGACGACCAGAACAATCTGGGCAGCACCATAGATGTGCTCTGGGACCAACTTGGGCAGACCTTGCAATGGAATACGGCACCGTCGAATTTCACTAACAGCTACCAAGTCAGGGGGGACTTTATTACAAGTTTCCGGGGGCTGGCCTCGGACCAGGTGAGCATTGACACTTACGGGCGTTATACCTACACGGTCAAGGACCAGTCAATCAACTCCGATGAGCAAGCCGAGGCGAGGGCCTATGCCGAGCTGCGGAAACATGTCAAGGCAGTTACAAAAGTGACACTTCGAACCACCAAGGATGGTATTGAGGCTGGGAAGTCCATCCGCATTGTGAACAGCATTTTGGGGATTGACCGCACCGATCTGGTGGAGCGGGTTGTAATCCGACTACTGGGAGGCACAGTGGCCCTGTATGATGTGACGCTGGTCCGGCAGCCAGAGGCTGTGTGATGGTTGCGGATGATTTTTTCAGAGCCATCGCTGGCATTGACCGGCAGACCAGGCGGCTCCCGGTGGTGGACGAAGAGAACGTCCAGGAATATGTCCGTAGTCTGGAGACCATCACTCTCACCGACGCCGCGCCGGAGCGGGATGACCGGGGTAGCCCCTACTTCACAGTCGCCGGGAACGATTTGCTGAATCCCAACTTTGAGACCGAATCGCCGGCCCTCCAGAATTGGACCGAGGACATCACCGCCACCGGCAGCACCGCACGGGATACCAGTCAAGCCAAAACTGTTCTTGGGTCGCTGGCGAGCCTGAAATTGTCCATGACCAATGCTGGGGCCAGTGGCCAGCACGTCCGGCGTTACCAGGACATCACCACATCCTCCGGGGTGGCATGGTCCATCGAGGCCTGGGTGCATATCACTGCAATCAGCAATGCTACAGTGAGGCTGCGAGTTGAGTTTCTGGATGGCGCCGATGCGGTGCTTCAGACAAACGAAAGCCCAGCCTTGACCGCCATTACCAGTGTGTTTCAGCGGGAGGAAGCCCTGAACGTCACAGCGCCGGCCAGCACAGCCAAAATCAGGGTAAGTTGCCGACTAGCATCTACAGCGGTGGGAGCTACTGGGACAGCCTACTTCGACCTGGTGCGGGCGGAACAGTCGGCGACGCTGCGAGACGTGAAGCAACGGATTGTTGCTGGGGAATGGAAGGTATCATGAGGCAGAAGGAGTCCGACTCCTGGGAGCTTTTCCGGCTACGCTGCAACGTGGCCATCATCGCCAGTGACCCCAGAACAGGCCGCTGGTTGCAACGAGTACAGGGACACAACCTGGTAGTCACCGCAGGGAAAGTGCTGGTGGCCCGAATGATGATGGAGGAATCGGGATTTGATACCGGCCTGACCTATGCAGAGATTGGGACTGGCACTAATGCCCCCGCAGCCGCGGATACAGCACTCCAGACCGCCTTGAGGCGTAAGGCGATCTCTCGTACAGTGCGGGCCAGCAACGTGGTGCAATTTCGGACGTTTTTCCTGGCCAGCGAGAGCAACGCCAATCTCAAAGAATGCGGGATATTCGGACACTCGACGGCGACTGCTACCATCGGCACTGGAGAACTGTTTGCCAGAGCAGCTATCGCCTTTGACAACAGCGGGGCCAGCCCAGTTGACTTGACCCTGGTCTGGCAAATCACCTTTGGTTGAGGACTGATTATGGCATTTAATAATGCGCCTGCCTATCTTGGGGCCATCGCTGCGGGAGACGAGGGCCGGGCGAACCTGATGAACTCGTTGTACGTACAACGGGACACGTTTGCCAATCGCCCTGTTGCTGGCAATAGAGGAGTGCTCTTCATTAGCAGTAACGGGAAAGGGGGCACCGGCGGTGGCGAGTTTGTGTATTGGGACTCAGGCTCGGCATGGGTGGAAATAGGATTTTTGACGACCAAATTTGAGCGATTCACTACCTCCGGGACCTGGACGAAACCTGATGGTGCCACTGTGATTGTCGTAGAATGTGTTGGTGGTGGTGGGGGTGGCGGTGGGGGCCGTAGTCAAATTGCAGGATCGATACAACGGCCAGGTGGTGGCGGTGGGGGTGGAGGAGCAATTGCTCGGCGAGTCTATGCTGCCAGCGACCTGGCAGCGACAGAGACGGTGACGATAGGAGCTGGTGGCTCAGGCGGGGCAGCGGGTAATCCTGGTGGGAACGGCACGGCCGGAGGAACAACCTCATTCAGTGCTGGAGCACTGATTCTGTCAGCGTTTGGAGGTGGAGGAGGTAGAGGAGGGCCTGGATCAGCCAATGCAATAACCGGAGGAGGTGGCGGAGGGACCGGAGGGGTAGGAGCCGTCGGCAATGATGGGGTGTCGAGCCCCGGGGGGGTGCCCGATGTGGAAGGGGCCTCCAATGGCAACCGGTTGGGTGGTGGTGGCGGCGGCGGGACAACTACTGGCACTACCGGCAATGCCGAATATGGTGGCGGCAGTGGTGGGCGGGCGAAGGAAAATATTGATGGGAGTGATGGCGGGTCGAGTATATACGCTGGGGGTGGCGGCGGCGGTGGTGGCGGGACTGGCGGTGGTAACGCCAACACCGCTGGCGGGCAGGGAGGCAAAACAGCGTCATATAGTAATGGCGGTGGTGGCGCTGCGGGGGCTGCCAACGGTGGGGCCGGCGGTGCCGGGACCGCCAATCCTGGCAGGGCTGGCGATGGCGGCGGGGGTGGGGGTAGCAGTGGGAGCGGCACTGGTGGTGTCGGAGGGGCTGGGGGCGCCCCTGGGGGGGGTGGCGGCGGCGGCGGCGGAGGCCCTACTGGAGGAGCAGGAGGGGCTGGCGCTCGTGGCGAGGTGCGGGTCTGGTCATGGTAATAGCTCTGTGGAGGACTGATGAAGAAACTAACTATTGACAGTGCTACCAGAAAAATTATCAACGTCATCGAGCTTGAAGATGGCGCAGAGTGGCGCCCCCCCGATGGCAGTCAGGTTGTGGACTACGTTGAGGGGGCTGGACTTGGGGATGTGTTGTCCGAGGAGGGTATGGTAGTCTATCAAGCGTCAGTTGCAGCGCTAGACTGGAGGGCCGAATATCAAGCGGCAACAACTGTCATAGACAAAGTCCAGGTTATTGCCCGACTGCTGGGATTAGAGTAGCAGACGAATCTGGCTGAGGGTGCACTCCAAGGTCACCCAGGGGCAAAATCGAGGCTGTACGGGCATTCTGTGCGCGGCACGGATGTGCTAAAATCTAGCCAGGAGGGATCATGACAGAAGGCAAAGAATAGGACCTGCCCCTGAGCAAACCAACAGTGTCTTTCAGCCAGGGGGAATTGCTCCTGCTGGACTGGGTGCTTTGCTCTGCATCGGGCATGGTGCCTGGCGCTGACCTGGGTGAGCTGATGATGTGGGATGGATTGCGGCAGCGTACGTGGGCGGTATACATGGGACAAGGCTCGCTAGTCATCGAGGAGACCGAAGCCCGGCAATTATTAGCCCTAACACCGACCACCTTCCGGTGGGGGACCGGGCCAGACGTGGGATTGAGCTTGAAACAAAAACTGGCATCTATTGTAACAGGAGTACCTTATGCCGACGCCAACGACAAAGCCCAGAGTCAAGCCGAAAACTACACCGGTTGTTGAGCCGGCACGCAAGCCCTGGTTTGCCCCTGAGCCGATATGCCCGGCCCAAACTGAGC